CCGGCGACATTGTGCTAAGGATGCACTCAACTATTTCCTTCTTTCTCCCGTAGGATAAGAAGTTAGTAGGGAAGGTCACTTTAGTACGGTGTTGTCAGGACCGCACCATGCTCATTTTGTGCTAAAACTCCGTCAATCCATTTAGGAAGGGAGAAAGGACATCACAATGAGAGGTCCCGTGAACACTCTTTACCAGACGGGCACAGTTCGTGTACTTTTTAGAAAAAGTGCGACATGTCCGGTAGATCGTCGTCATCCTCATCGTCAGATGCGGGGGGCGCCACTTGGCTTGAGACTTGTTTATCCTCAAGTACAGGTTTTTGCTCCAGAACAGTAGTCGAGACCACAGTTCCTTTGCTGATTTTACTGTATGGATCCTGCCCATCATCTGCGAACGGGGATGGCGCCTCTAATTTCGTTAGAGCCCTCAAGTTCGTCCAGTGCCGAAACACCGAAGTTACCTTAAGGGCGAGAGGGTCCACCTCCTTTCTTACCGTCGCCCTCGTGGAAGGGGGCGGGACCAGCCCAGCTTTGTCCACAGATCTCCATACCTGTGTTAGTATAGCTGACACTTGCACCAAGTTAAACTTGATGTTAAGTCTTTGGAGATGACGTAAGGCTTCCGAAGCCAACGTCACGGATCGCTCGGCGTCCACCAAGGCCTTATTTGCACGTGCGTCGGTCAACCGGGTTACCGGGTCCTCAAGTTTGTCCTCAAAGAACAGGGGTTCTTGAAGGGACTCAAGGAGATCCAGTGCCGGTTTCACTAACACGCTCTGTACAGACGTACAGAATGGCGAAAAGGCGGTCAACATGTCCTTATTCAAGGGACGTGAAGTATCCGCTGATTCCGACCATAGCCATTCAGGCCAAGTAGCGAAAGCGAAGCGAGAGCCGATCAGAGGGTTCGTCAAGGATACGCAAAGCGCTCGTGCCCGCTGGTTCATGTTTGACCAACGTGCAGTTGAGGCTCCTGAAGCGACCTTGAAACCAGCACCCATAGCCCTTACGAAACTCGACAGGGTTCCCCGAGTCGTCCAGGCGGCGAGAGCACAGGCAACGGATGACTGGCTTTGGGCAGCTGCCCAAAACTTCGCCGGCAGCCCGCTAATGTCTTCTCCATTATAGAAAAGACGTTTCGCGAACTCCAACGTCAGCCCAGTTGAAACCAATGACTTCTCGAGACCGATTTTTACTCGGAGTAACCGGCAAAGTGCGCGGTACTTACGGGCCACACCGTCGTGAGCAATGACTACGTCATCACCTAGAACGGCGTACAGGTTGAACCAACCCGGAATCCTCGCTCTATATGCGCAGAACTGCACCATAGCGTGATGTACGAAGGCAAGCATTCCCCAAGAACTATAAGCTCCCATAGGCTGACCGGTACCGTATCGTATAAATCTGGACTTTAAACCCAGACCCTTAGCTACCTTTTGAGGGATAGCGTACGGCCGGCCAACTAGTAGGTTAGCCCAAGCCTTGGCATATGCAGGCCCGAATATTTGCGCCAAAAGCAGTTCCTGAATCTTAATGGGTATACAGTCAGTAGCAGCGGATAGATCATAAGAGTATATCGCCTGAGTTGGAGGGACCTTCTTTAACAGTAGTTTGACCGGCCGAAGCTGGTCAAATGTCCCGTCTTGAGGGATCTCTCTCAGGATATCAAACAACCAATCATGCAGTGGCCTTAAAGCCCACTGAGACCAGATATCTGCTAGGGCCACCACTCGGATCTTACCTGCTGGCTCTGGGAGAAGGGCTAGTCGCCCACAGAGATTCGTCCCGTACCCATGCGCGTTCGGGTAGACAGCGACACCTTCAGACCTTTCCGTAGAAAGACCTTCAGGGCGAGCTACCCTAGTAGCAGCACGGGCCATAGGCATGAATTCTGCCGTGTTCTCCAAAAGCGTCCATAGACTCTTAGTCGTTCCATAACCACCCGGTATAAGCCGTAAGTAGTCTAGTAATAGATTAGAGCTTAGGCCAATGAACCCGTCCGAAGATGGGGTAGCGGTCCAACGCTTCGCAGCGTTGAACCTATGGGCATAGGCAGTTGGGACCCCAGTTAAAGGGTATCGTGCAGCCTTTCGGTCCAGTTTAAGTCCGTTGATGAAGCCCGTTATTCGCGGGTCTTCAAAACGATCAGCGGACACCGATTGGATAACAAATGGTTGTGGGCGCTCTAGGAGGTCTAAGCCACCATCGACTAACGCCGTATCAGTGTGTTCGCTAACCCCAGGCAGGAACACCGTCCTCAAGAACCAAACCCAGTCCCGAAGGAACGAGTCAGGGAGATTAGGTGCTGGGGCCAAGATCGTATCGAACTTGGCCTTTCCCTTAAAGGGTATCACACGATAGATGCCAAAAAAGGACAACCAAAGCTGGATTGTGATCCGATCTCCCGAC